CCCACCTTGCAGCGTCTGTCTGATCTAAGTCCGCCAGAGTACAAAACAATTTATAAACTGCGTCAAAATCCATAATTACTCTCCGAAATTATACGCTCATAGCCTTTGAAGCGTCGGTAAATATTTTTGAAAAGCCTGCAATGGAGGTAATAGCCGCACGTTCAAGCTGTCTGTCAATAAGCTTATCGTACTCTGTAGTAACGTCCCCGGCGATTACCATCTCGAGAGCATAGTTTTTATCAAGTCCGATAAGAGTACCCGCCTGCATACCGGGCGCATGAATAAGAGTAGCACCCAAAGGCGTGATCATTTTGCCTGTGCTGTGGAACATATTACCGGCGTTTGAATCCTGCATCTGCGTCATATTGAGCACCTTAGAAACAAGTGCTGTAGGTGCGATCATCGTATTAAGACGATAAGGCGTCAGACTGCTCCAGAGAGTGATAAGATCACTGTAAGAAAGTGTACCCGACGATGCGGCATTTATTGAAGTAATAGCGTTTGAGTTGCCGTCGCCGTTCAAAAGAACACTTACAGCGTCTTCAAACTGAGTTTTTGCGATATGAGCGCCGATCTGTCTGAGCGTGACAGTAAAGAGATCAAGTCGCTGAAAACGCAGCGCCTCATAAGACGACACAAGCATTCTTCCTCTTTTATGCAGCGACACGAGATTAGCCTGAACACTTACATTAGTTTCGGGAATAGCTGCACCCTCGTTTACCTGCTGCATGGTAAGAGCCGCATCGTTCGGCACAGAGGCAATAGAGCGATAATCCATACCGTCAATATGAGTAACTGTTGCGACAATATCCTTTAAAACGTCCGCCTGCTCCATGCCCTGCCTTACCGCACGGCTTATGTACTCCGGGAACAATGCCGCCGATGAAGACGTCTGAAAGAACTTCTCAACATTATCGCTCGATCTTCCGCTCACCTTAATGTCGAAGCGTTTAAGCTGCCTTTGAAAAGCGTCAAGTCCTTCAAGAGAAGTGCCCTTGTAGTTTTCGCTCGGGTCAAGCTTTTCAAGGACTTTTGTAAGTCCGCTGCCGTTTGAGTTATACATACCCTTTTCAATAGTCAAAGTTTCAAAAATAGCCATAATAAATTTTCCTTTCTAAATATAAAATTAAATAGCAAAGCCCTCATTTACTTGATGTGACAATGCTGTTTCAGCTTTATATGTCTGCGGTCTTATGGGCAAATGCTCGCACGTTTTTCTGTCAAAGCTTTCTTTCAGCTTTAACAGCTCGTCGATATTCAAACCCTTTACCATGCTTTCAAGCAGTTTACCGTCAATGCCTACCTGTGCGGTAATACCCGATTTTACGACCTCAAGCCTTAAATAAGATCTATACCTTTCGCCCTCGTCTGCTTTTTTTTCAAGCTCTTGAGTATATTTTTTCAGCTTTGTATATTCTGCTCGGCTCACACTGTCGTCACTCGTCTGATAAAAGCTTTTTATAACGCCTGCGTTCTTCTGCGCCGGAACGGCGATAAACGACCACTCATAAGCGTCTGTAGGTTCTTTAAGCACACCTAAGCACACCTTACCTCCGTACACCTCGCCTTTCTGGTGACCGCAGGCATTTTTTCGCATATCTGCGCCGCATACGGAGCATTCGCACTTGCCGATACAGCACCCTACGCTCACTTCTTTTTTTATACCGCTGTCAAGCATATCGATAAGCTCTCTGCTTGCGTCACACACGGGAATATACGCTTTTGCCGTCAAGCGTGAGTACATCTCGCCGTATTTTGTAGTCTTATCGGGAAAATCTTCGACCTTGCACGAATATATTCTTGCAACTTGGTTTTCCGTTTTTGCGTCATGATCGTATATACCCGTAACACCTACATACATCTCAGAAAGCTTCTCAAGCGTATCTCTTGTGAAATACTCAAAGTCACGGTCTGCGTCATTGTCGCAGAGTACTACCGAAAATGTATATACATTATCAGCGGTCAACTCTTTTCTTGCATATTTGTTGATAAGCTCAAGATCTTCTGTTTGCACCTTCTGCTTTTCATTGTTTCTCAAAAGCATCAGCCTCCATTTCCTGTTCAATTTTCATTGCCTGCGCTCTGTTCAGCCTTGCCTGCGCAAGCTCTGTTTCGTCCTGTAAATTAATGTTGTTCCATACTATCTGATAATCCTGCTCTATGCCCTCAAGGCGCAGCCACAGATCGCATATACGCCGAACGGCGCTGTCAAGCAGCCGTCTGAAATATTCAAGCTCGCTTGTAAGTATATCAGCCTGCTGACTGCTCATACGCTCTGTTGTACTCCAGTTAAGCCCCAGCAAGAACGGCGGAATAGACAGCTTTGCAACTATCTGTTCAAGCATTTGTCTGACAGGCACTTCACTGTCAAGTATCTGATTATCAGCGCCAATGACCTTGACAGATACATCTCCGACCGATACAAAGTCGCTGACCTTTTGCGTATCACGCATAGCCTTGCTCCATTCCTCTGCAATAGCGGCGGCTCTCTGTCGGCTCAAAGCTCTGTCGCCGTCGCCTGTCGGACGGTAGGTAACGGCAAACCGCACATTGCCTACACGCTCCCAGTTATTGCCGATAGAATTAAAGATCTTCAGCAAAATTCCGCTTACAAACGGCAAGCCTTTTAATATGGACTCTCCGCAAAGCTTTCCCGGCTGAGGGTCAAGCGCAGATACAAGTATAAGCTGCTGATACGGCAAAAGCTTACGCTCACACCCTGCGTCACACAAATATACGAGAGTGTCAATGCCGTTCTTGTCGAAGCCAAGCTCAATTCTATTCAAAGGAACATTGACAAGCGAATAAATACTTTTTCCGTCGCCTGTCAATACTATCTCCCCTACAGCAGTACCGTAAGTCAATAGTTGATTTAAATAGACATTCAAAAAAG